TTATTATTTTTACTAAATTTATTATTATTATTATTATTAGTTTTATTTTTATTAGATTTATTATTATTAGTTTTTGTATTATTGTTTAACTCTAAAATAGTATCATTTATATCTAGAATAAAATCATTATTAGTTTTAGTTTTAGTTTTAGTTTTAGTTTTAGTTTTAGTTTTATTATCTATTTTTGCGTTATCTTTAATAATCTTATAATTTAATTCAATCCCTGAACTCGTCGTTTGATATCCTTCAATTATAATAATTGGTGGAGAACTATGAACATTTTGATGGCATTTTTTACATAATGAAACTAAATTCCACAATTTATTTTTATTAAATATTCCATTTTCATTATCATTAATAATATTATTTTCATTCGCATCACATTGTTGATTAATATGATGAACATCACTGGCATTTGTATTTTTACAAATTTCACAGGTAGAAATAATTTTATTAATATTGTATTTTGAACCTATACTAGTATGATTTATATTTAAACTTTCATTACCAATTCGTGTTTCGTCATTAGTATTATTACTTTCGCCGTTCATTAGTGTTTTTATACTATTCATACTTTCTCTAATTTCTTTTGCTTTAAGAATAAAATCGTGTTCTAATTCCATAGTTTCACATACTAAAATACCATATGATTTTGGTCCATTGCCAGGTTGTAATTTTCTACTATAAATTAATTTAGAAGGATTATTTACATCTCTTTCAACTAATAAATGAAATAACTTAACATTTTCTAATTCTTTAATATAAGACATATCAGCCAAAAAATGTAAATGAGTAGCAAAAATAAAACTACATTTACGTTTAGATAATGTTCGCACTCCTGAAGCCACTAATGCCGTAGCATCTTGGGTTTCAGTGCCACTACAAAGTTCATCGCCTAAAATAATTGAATTTTCATTAGCATATTTTAAAATAACTTTAAATTCTTTCATTTCAACTTCAAATGAACTTAATCCTGCGTAAATATTATCATTACTACGTATTCTTGTAAATAAATAATGGTATGGTTTATAAGTAAAATGAGTAGATGCTACATACATTCCTGCTTGTGCCATAATAATATTAATACCAATAGATTTCATTAAACTACTTTTACCTACCGCATTTACACCAAATAATAACATACCATCAATATTATCTCCACCCATACTATCTCCACCTATACTATCTTTACCCATTACAATATCATTTGGTACATATTTTGTATTTTTAGATATATGTTCTATGATAGGATGTCTTATTTTATCAGCCTTTACAAAACTATGTGAATTATTCATATCAATTTCAGGGCATACATAACCTTTTTCTATCGCATTTAAAACATTTGACTGAAGAACATCAATTTCAGCAATAAATTTAGAAAATGTTAATAATGTATTAATTTTACTATTCTCATTCTCATTATTCTCATTCTCATTATTCTTATTCTTATTATTCTCATTATTCTCATTATTCTTATTCTTATTATTCTTAATAATATCATCAATAATACTATGTTGTATCCATTTTATAAATTCGCCTTTTACTAATTTACCTATTTTTTCAATATTTACTTTTAATGTTCCATTACTACTTTTTAAATGAATAATATCAAGTTCCCACTTATTTTCTTTCATTTGATTAAATTTAATATCTTTATGTGTAATGGTATATTTACCAATTTTAATTTGATTTTTATGTTTATAAAAATAGTCTTCTAAAATGTCTTTTTTTGTTTTTGTTGTATAAATATAAATACCTTTAGAAGTATTATCACCAATACATATATTTACTTTTGATGTATCTTTATTAAATTTAGGTTCAATAATAATTGATAATTCATTTATAATCGTTTCTAATAACATTCTATCACAATCAATCTCTTCTTGTAATTCATCTAATACTTTAGAAACACCTTTTATAAAAGGATTATTTTCAATACCATTCCAAATATTACTATTTAAATTTTCCAAAATTATAGTATCAGTAAAAAGTCTATGTATCTCAATAAATGACTGAAATTGTTCTAGACTAGGTATTATTTCTAGAAGTGCTTTAACTACTATGTTAGTATTAGTATTAATAATACTATGTAAATACTCATATACATTTATACATTTATAAAGTGAATCAATATAATTACCTATATCATTTGGATTAATATTATGAGTAATCATTTTTCTCAAATAATTATCAATGTTTTTAATACCAAATAAATGTTGTCGCAATTGATATAAGGGAGAACCATATTTATCATTCATTGATGAAACCATATTTTTTTTCATATAATTATTATGTATTGTTTCTAATTCACCTATTGTTTGATAGCGTTTTTCTAAAATGTCATTGTTTGTAATTGGGGTTGATAAACGTATTCTAAACAGATTTTTACCCAAAGGTGTTTTAGTATTATCTAATAAATCTAATAAACTAATACGTTTAATATGTTTGCTAGAACTAACTGTATTTGTAATACTACCATCATTACGAAGATTATCAATAATATCTAATTGTTCTAGTGAATTATTTGCTAACATTAAATAATTATCACTATTTAAAATAATTTCAGGTTTATCTAATTTTTGAAGGATACTTTTATCGTGTTTTAAAATAAATTCTAAAAGCAATGTTAAGGCTATTCTAGAATAATAATGTTCAGCACCATCAATATCCAATTGTTGTGTAATATCCATCAATCCCTTATATTTATTATAAACACTATTAAAAGTTAAATTTTGATAATTTAAATTAGAATATTTATCATCCATTGTATCACGATTTATAGTAAATTGATAATTAAATAAATGTAAAGCATTAATAAGTGTATCATCAGTTAAACTATCGTAGTTTTGTATATAAATAGTTAATTCTTTTGGATTTTTAATTGTTAATAATTTTAATAATTCATCAAATGGTATTGAAATATCCGTGGATGATGTATTATTTAATGCTAATAAACCATTATGACCTGTAATACAATCAACATAACTTACACCAATATTTACAATTGTTGGGTTAAGTTTATTTGGTTTATAATACGTTGGTAATTGTTCAATATAAATAACCATAGATACTGTGGAATAAGAATCGGAATGAATATTAATACCAGGACTTAACACCGCCGTTTCTTTACGTTCATATTTATTTCTACCTATACATTCTTGTTCAAATACAACTACCGTCCATCCAAATTTATCAATGGCTTTTTGAATATAAGGTTGAACATAAGGTAATTGAACGCCTCCCATAAATACTTTAATATCAGGATTTTTATATACTTCTTGCTTTTTTTCAGCAACTTTTAAATTTACATTTTCACAAAACTCCCAAAGATCTCCAACTCGCGAACCATCAGGATATATTAAACCATATATTTCTAAAAATTCACCAACTTGCATTAATACAATAATTTTATCTTTTTTAAACTTATCCTTATATTGTTTTAAAGTATCCATATAAAATTCAACCACTTTTTGGGGTTGGGTTTGGTTTTGGGTTTGGGTTTGGTTTTGGGTTTGGGTTTGGTTTTGGGTTTGGGTTTGGGTTTGGGTTTGGGTTTGGGTTTGATTTTTTTGAGTTGTCATTTTTGTTAGTAAGTATACTTAATTATACTTAATTATACTTAATTATACTTAATTATACTTATTTTATATTAAAAATACAATAAATTAAGTGTATTTTATATATATTTATAGTATAAATTATGTTTAAATTAATAAATAAAAATATAAAATGTTTCTGGATAAACAACATTATTTAGAAATATAAAATAAATAAAAATAAATAAAAATAAATTGATAAAAATAAATGAATTAATAAAAATAAATTAATAAAAAATAAATAAATTAATAAAAAATAAATGAATTAATAAAAATAAATTAATAAAAAATAAATAAATTTACAAAATAAATAAAAATAAAAATCTAAACAATAATTAATATATAATTATTTTACAAATACATTAACATTAATATTAATATTAACATAACTATATAACTAAAAAATGGGTTTTTATGAATTAGGAAATGGATGTGATTCGTGCGATACAATTAGTTCTGCTATTCCAGGTAATGTAAATATGCAAATGGATCAAAATTCCGCTCTTGCGGCAAATATGGCTTATGGTGCTCAAGCCAATACAGTTCAACAATATAACAATGGTTCATCTGCTGGGTATGCTTCGCAAGGCAATACTATGGGTAGTATGGGTAATGGTTCTAATGGTTCAACTATGGGTGTTCCTCAACAACCTGCTAAAGCCCAACCTAAAGTAGTTAAACAAGTTGTTACTACGACTACTACTTCTGCTCCCGCATCTAACAACAATAATACTATCAAAATTAACACTAATACCAACAATAACAATAACAACAATAATGATGTTGAAGGTTTTACTGATAATATGAATAACAACTTAATGAGCAATGATAAAAAATGGATTGTTCTTGGCTTAGTCATTTTTACTGCTCTTGCTTCTAATGAATGCTGTAAATATTTTCTTAACAAAAGCCTTCAACTCAATGATGGCAGTCCTATGTATTATGTTGCTTATGCTGGTGTTGCTATTTTACTTACAATGGCTGCTAATAAATATGCCAATACTAATTAAATTAAAAATAACTAAAAATAACTAAAAATAACTAAAAATAACTAAAAATAACTAAAAATAACTAAAAATAATTAAAAATAATTAAAAATAATTAAAAATAATTAAAAATAACTAAAAATAAATAAAACTTAATAATTATATGTAAATAATTTATCTCTAATAAAGATAAATATACTACACGGTTTTTCAAAATTTATATTTGATCCTTTTATTTTTTTATGTATAATATATATCATATTTAAATTATGAATACAATATAAATCATAATCATAGTCTATAAAATTAAAGTTATATCCTTTTAAACATAATATATAATATAAATGTTCTATTAAATCTATATATTGCCATTTACGTATTGAATAAATTAATTTATGTTCTAATTTTTTAGTCGTATTATTAAAATTTCTATTTAGATGTTCAATATTACCTATTTTTTCTAATATAATTTGTGAATATTCTATTGGTTCGGTTTGCTTCATTTTAGTTTCATTATTTTCATTATTTTCATTATTTTCATTATTTTCATATATATTTATATTATATATATCAATATAGATTGCTAATTTTATTTGAAATTCATTTACATTTTTAGATGTATCTAGAGTAAACTTATTTTTACAATCAATAATTGTTTTATTATTCATAAGTAAGTAAGTAAGTATAAGTAATTATAAATTTTTATAAATAATAAAACAATTATTATATTAAATTAATAAAATATTTTTCATTTTTTATAATTTTTAAAAAATCTAAATAGTATATAAACTAATAATATAAACTAATAATATAATTGTTTTTATATTATTTTAAATAATAAAAATAAATAATAAATAAATAAATAATAAATAAATAAATAATAATAAATAAATAATAATAAATAAATAAATAATAATGAACAATAATGAAAATTCACCACCAGAAAAAAAACATCATGATAAAAATCAATATCCTACCATACCTAGTAAATATAGATATAAATTTGGAATACCTTCTAGTTTAATATCTATTTATCATAAACAATTGTATTATTTTTATAAAAATGTATCTTCAAATAAAAAAGTATTACCAGAAGATATACATACACTAATAAGAGATTTTTTTATCCATTATTATTATCCATTTATATCTCAAAAGTTTGATACAGATAAACAAACAATGGTAGTTATTATGGGTTCAGTAGCCTTCAATATGAATATACCTAAGAAATTTAAATTTTTGAACTTTAAAACAGATGATATTGATTTAAAATTATATACAACATTATTACATTATGATAAAACTAAACAAGATAAACAAAATGTAAAAAAAGTTATGCGTGTATTTAAATATATATTACTTGTTATAACAATGTTTATGAAACAAATAGCACATGAAACAATGACATTTTTTAAAACTATGTTTGAAGAAACAAAACCTAATTATAAAAAATCAATAAAAGATATAAAAAATAATGAACAATCTGGAGGTTTTACTAATACTAAAACCGAATTATTAGAGCATAAGAAAAAATATAATGGAATTTTAACACGTATGGTTATAAGATTACAAATAAAAAATAAAAATGAAAAAGAAGATATATCAGAAAATAGTATAGATGAAGGTTCATCAAAAAATGCTATAGATATTACAACTATCTCCTATGATGATTTAGTTGATATTATTATGAATAAAATTAATACAATAGATTTATTAATCACAACTAAAATTAAATATTCTATAAAGACGACAACACTTAAAACCAGGGATTTAACTTTTACAGATAGTCAAATAAAATATCCTAGTCTTTTAGATAATCCAACATTTTATTCATATTATTTATTGGATAATAAAACTATTTTAGATACATCAAAACAAGTAATAACACTAGATAAATTACATAGATCAATTAATAATGTAAATGATATTGTTAAAGTTAATCATTGTAAAGATAATTATAATAGTAAATGTAATTATATAGCATTAAACTCATTAAAGGTTGATTTAGTTCTTATGTTACAATATGCCGAATTTATTAATACAGAACGTTATGATGAAACTATAAATATTATTGTGCCTATTGGAGCATTATTTAAGTATTATAAATATTTAACTAAATATTTAAAATTATATATTGTTATGAAGTATTCTAACAAACCATTGGATAAACATTACAGTAATGTTATACATAATTTTACAAAATATATTAATAATATATTAGGTAATCTTAAAACAGATATAGCACCTGAAGATACTATTTTTAATATTGAATATAAAATAAAATTAAATCAAATACATCAAGATTTATTTATTAATCAATCTATACTTAAAGAACATGAAGAACTTCGTGAAGCAGTAAATGATTATAATCATATTAAAAAATATATTAATAAAAGCAGATTTTTATTTAAAGATGAATATGAAAAATACATTGCTAACAATAAAAAATGTAATATGGACTATTTAACTATATTAAGGCATATTTATACTAATCCTGAATATAATACTAAGTCTACACCTACTTCTATGACTGGAGGTATGTCTAATAGTTTAACTTCTAAAACATCACAATTAATAAAATATAAACCTATACCTATATCTAAACATAAACCCTGTTTAAAAAAACAAACTATTATTTTATATAATGATATTGATGATGAAATAAATGATGATTTTCAATCTCTTTATAAAGAAAGTCGTTTAAGTGTAAAATCAAAACACACTAAACATTCCAAAATGCTTAACACTTATAAAAAATGTAAAAAATCTCACCATTTAAAAAAATCTAAAAAATGTAAAAACCTAAAATTATCTAAAAAAGTGTTATCTAAAAAAGGCTCATCTAAAAAATCTAAATTACAATCTAAAATTGAAACAAAGTTAGATATAGATAAATTAATTATGAATAGACTTAAATCTGATTTACATAATGAAATAGAAAGTCTTAAAGATACTCTTAAATAAAGTATTGATTAAAGTATTGATTAAAGTATTGATTAAAGTATTGATTAAAGTATTGATTAAAGTATTGATTAAAGTATTGATTAAAGTATTGTTTAAGCATTCCAACTAGGTGGTAATCCATATTCACACGCTCTGAAACTTTGTTGTAAATATAAAATATAGATTTTAATTAATGTATCAACAACACCAGACCAATCAAAGATAAAATCTAATTTATTTCCTGGATACCAACCACCAAACCGTTCTAAGAAATAACGACTGTAGATTGTTTTTTTATTTCTATCCGCAATCCCAAAATAAATAAATAACTGAACCATAATTAAAGCATCTACTACCATGCTAGCATAACTAAGTAAAACTCTATAATTATGTGGGAGCATATATGTTGGTGGTGGATTAAAACTACCATCATCTTTATATTGTTCTGAATCAACAGTTATTTGAGTTATAATGGCTAAATACAATACAAAAATATACATATACCAATAATTAGGTAATTTATCTGTAAATGGAATTTGTATCCATAAACCAACAAATGTTAATGTAGTTGTAATGACACCAAAAATGGCTAATATATAAAATTGCCATTTATAAGATAAACCAAGAAAATCCGTTTTATAACTAAAACGTTGAGGTTGATTTAAATAAAGTAATATAGATAAGATAATTGTTAATAAAAGTGTAATCCAACGAAACAAAGGTGTTATAATAAATTCCGCTAAACCATATACTAAATTTTGTTCCATTATTTATATTTTATATTACTATTCTTTTTATTTTATTATACTATTATATGTATTTTATATTACTATTCTATTTTTTCTTATTATTTTTCTACTTATTTACTATTATAAACTATTTTTATTATAGATTATAATATATTATTTATCAATTGACAATATATTATGAATAAATAATAAAATTTATTCTGGATACACACTATTTATTTATAATTAATATATATATAAAATATAAAAAATAAGAAAATAAAAAATATAATAAATTATAAAATAATACATAAAAATATAAATTAATAAACTAAAAGTATAAATTAATAAAATGAGTAATAATGTATCACTAAAAAAATCACAAAAATCTATGTCAGTTATTGACTGGGTTACACAATATGACTCACTTGTCGTCTTTGGAGGATTTGGTCTTGCTATTATGGGTGTTATATTATTCACAGGTATATTTCAAGCAGGTCCTGTTGTTAGAGATAATGTTTTATACAATGCCCTTGGAGCAATGTTAATGGCAGGTGGATTTATTTATGTTATATTTAAATTTATGGGTAATCAAGTTATTATACTTGGAAAACAAGTTGATATTGGAATGTTTGTTTATGTTGCTATTGTATTATTTGTTATGTTCGTTTTGGGTAATTAAATAAGTAATTGACTATTAGAAAGGTTGTTAATGTGGTTAAGGTGTTTAAGATGGTTTATGTGGTTAAAATGATGAAAAAGGAGATGAGGAATTAGTTAGTTTTTAGAGTTTTTATGCTATTGATGATGATGCTGATGGGGTTGTTGCGGTTCCTAAATTTGTATTTATTTTTGTTTTATCACTATCCTGGATATTAGATATGTCTGTATTATCCACAACATCCTTCATTTGGTTTACAACATCTTGTATTTTATTTTGGTCATTAACTAAAGTAAATATATTTTTAATGATAGGTTTTGGTAAATTTATAGTAAGTGGATTTGATGGGTCTATTGGAAACTGTGCGTTTTTTCCAGGTACTCTTACTAAATTTTTTAATAAATATAATATAACTTTTATCGCATATTTATATTTGTCAAAAAGTTGTAATACAAAACTAAATATATTTATAATTTCTTGATGTTTGTTTAAATATAAATATTCTAGATTAACACACGCTTCTAAACGAGTGTTTATTTCATTTACATCATTAGATGGTTTTTTTTCAGTGTTTTGTATTTTAGTTGCTAATATTTTGTATTGATTATCATCGTCCGTTTGTTTCATAGCATTATAATAGGCATCCATATCTTTATTATTACCATTAGTTTGTGCATCATCGTATGTCTGTTTTAATTGTGTTTCAATTCCTGCCGCGGTTTCTATTCCATAATGAGTTTTTATACTTTGAGAAAGTTGATTTAATTTGTCAAATATTTGTTTTGCACCATCATTAGTTGTTTTTATATTATTATAGTTACCATCATTATCATGATCTTCAACAGCATTTTTTAACTTTACTATTATATCATCTACACCTTCTTCAATAATTCTAAAAAATAAACTACTTTTAGGTTGTTGTTGTGTACGATAATGTTGTCTTTTTGTTCCATCATCCTTTTCTATTTGTTGTTTATCTCGCATAAAAGCGTGGTAACTATATGGATTACTGACACTAGCCATTTTATTTAATATATTCAAATTAATTTACTATATATTACTATTATACTATAAATATAATAAATATTATTTATATTATAAACATATAAAAATTTAAACTAAAATAATTAAATAAAAACTAAAATAATTAATTAAAAATAAAAATAAATAAAAAATAAGATATCTCTAGAACTATAGAACTCTAAAAATCTAAACTCTAAAATAATCATTTACATTTTCTTAATTAATAATAGTTTTCTCCCTGCTTGGCAGAATGTATCATTGCTATCACAATTTTGGTATTTATTTAATAAATTTTCTATTTTTG